GCAGCCCGGCCAGCCCGCCGCCCAATATCTGCGCACTCTCGCCAAGACCGGGCCGATGCGGCCGAGCCGGTCCCGATCGTGCCTAACGGTGTCGAACCCGGCAAGATCGGCCCCAGGTTGGTGACACCGTCTTGGGGTGGGATGACGCTGGGGGCCGATGTGGCCCGCTGGGCGAAAATGCACCTAGACGTAGATTTGTACCCTTGGCAGGTCGAAGCGTTGACCGGCATGTTGGAAGTGGATTCCGACCAGGCGCTACGTCACCGTTGGGCTTTGGTGTCAACGGCTAGGCAGAACGGTAAGACACGTGGCCTGCTGGCCCCCCTGGTGGGGTGGTGGCTGACGGAAGGCCGAGTGTGGCGGGGTGACGACGCGCAACAGGTCATCAGTTGCGCACACAAAATTGGTGTGGCCGAGGACGTGGCCCGCACCCTGTTTCCAGTGCTGGAAGAATCGTTCGGTTTCAAGACGTTCGTTAGCGCCGGGCGTATGGAAGCGCACCACCCTGGCGGGTCCCGGTGGCGTATTGAAGCGGCCAACGCGCGAGCCGGTCACGGCACCAGTAACGACCTGGTCATAGCAGACGAGATATGGAAGATTGACTCGGAAGTAATCGAAACGGGCCTACTGCCTACGCAGCGTGCACGGCCTAACCCGTTCGCCTTGTTCGTGTCCACTGCCGGCACCGAGCAATCCCAATTCTTTATGCGTTGGCGGGAACGTGGCATCGCAGCGATCGAAGCCGGGGAACCGGGCCGGCTGTACATGGCCGAATGGTCGCCACCGTCCAACGCCATGGCTGACGACCGCCAGTACTGGCATTTAGGCAACCCCGCTATTGGCCTCGGCGCCCTGACCCTGCAGGACCTGGAAGACGAGTACGCCCAACCCGACCGGGACAACTTCATGCGGTCATCGCTGAACTTGTGGACGTCGGCCGTCGGGTCCTGGCTGCCACCAGGCACCTGGGAGAAACTGACCACGACCGACCCGATGCCCGCGGGCGGCTGGCTCGCAATCGACAGCGACCAAACCGACCTGCGGTACTGCGGCGTCCGTGTCGTGGCCCGCACTGACGGCCGTCTGCAGGCCCGGTCCGAATTTGTTGTCGAATCCGTCGGGCAACTGTGGACCGAAGTGGCCAACGTCATGCAAGACAAAACGGTGCAACTGTTGGCCACACCAGGGCTGGCAGCCATCTGCCCGGTCGACCTGCAACGCCGCCTAACCATGTTCGGGCAACGTGAAGTGACGCAGTACACCGGTCTGGTGCGGTCACTGATCTTGGAAGGCAAAGTGTTGCACGCCGGGCAAACGTCCATGACGGAACACGTCAACCGGGCGGTAGCGGGCCGAGCCGGCCCGGCAATCACGTTGACGTCAGCCCGGTCGCCGGGACCGATCGAAATGGCCAGGTGCATGGTGGCCGCCGCAGGCCTTGCAGCACGCCCCACGTCGGCCGTACGGAAACCGATGATCGGCATAGCGCATTAGCCTTACGCGCCGCCCACAGGCTGTGGAAAACTGCGCGCGTGGGTCTGTTTCGTTCCAAGCCTGCGCCAGCCTTCGGCGCGTCGCAGGTCAAGGCCGCTGCAGGCGGCGCGGGCAGGCCCGGCGCGTTCCAGTTCTACAGCGTCGGGCGTAGCACGGAACGCGCCTTATCCATCCCGGTGGTGTCGCGGGCAATCGGCCTGATTACGTCCACCATCGCCAGCCTGGACCTGCGCACCTACACACTGCAGTGGGACCCCGGCAGCGAAACCTATGAACGCATTTACGTGCCCGGGGAATCGTGGATGACACGACCGGACCCGCACGTCACCCGTCAATTCTTCATGGCGGCCCTGACCAAAGACATGATCTTGCACGGGCGGGCTTTCGCCGCCATCACCGGGCGCTACGCCACCGGTTTCCCGGCATCGTTCACGTGGCTGCCGCACGACAGCATCAACACGCCCGATCAGGCAGGCCCCGAGTGGTTCGGTCCGTCGTCCCACATCCTGTTCAACGGTGTGGAACTGGACCCGGCCAACGTGGTGCAATTCCTGTCCCCGTTGGACGGCATCTTGTGGACCGGCGCCCGGTCAATCGACATTGCGTACCGGCTGGACGAAGCGGCTAAGCGGTTTGCGTCCACCGAAATTGCCGCTGGCTACCTGCAGCAGAAAGACGGGGAGCCGATGGCCGGGGAGGAACTGGGCGAACTGGCCGCCGCCTGGGCGACCGCCCGCCAGACGTCGGCCGTCGGCGCCTTGAACCAACACGTTGAATGGGTCGAATTCAAATCGAACCCGTCAACGCTGCAACTGATGGAAGGCCGCCAGTACGCCGCCCTGGACCTGGCCCGCGTCATGCAGGTGCCCGCCTGGCTTGTCGCAATCCCGGTGGGCGGCATGGTGTACCAGAATTCGCAGCAAGCCCGCGTGGACCTGCTCGCGTTCGGCGCTAGCCCGTACATCACGGCCATACAAGAAACGTTGTCCAGTGACCAGGTGCTGGCCCGAGGCAAACACGTGGAATTTGACGTCGACGCCTACATCCGTGGGGCCGCCATGGCCGCTGACATTCCGGTTGAAGGCCCCGTCAATCAGGAGACAGGAGCACAAGCGTGATTCGATTCGACGCGCAGGCCGTGACGCTTGACGCCGCAGCCGGTGAAGATCAGCCCCGCACGATCAGCGGTATTGCTGTCCCGTACGGGGTGGACGCCACCGTCAGCACCGGGCAGCGGGTCCGTATCGAAGCGGGCGCCCTGCCCACCGACGGCCCGGCGCCACGTCTGTTGGCCGAGCACGACACCAGCCAGGTAGTCGGCATCGTCACGGCGCGTGAAGACACGCCAGACGGCATGTTGTTCACTGCCGAGATTGCCCGCACCAGGGCCGGTGACGACCTGGTGGCCCTGCTGAAAATGGGCGCCTACGACAGCGTCAGTGTCGGTATCGAACCCACCCAGGTCACCCAGGACGGCCCGACGACGATCGTGAAGGCCGCCAAGTGGTCTGAACTTAGCGTCGTCTACGAACCCGCTTTCGCCGCCGCCAAGATCACCCAGATTGCCGCCGCCCAAGGCGACATGCCCGACAACCCCAACACAACCCCCGAAACGGAGACCCCCGAAATGACCGAGCAGACCCCCGAGCCGGTGCAGGCCGCCGCGCCCGACATCATCCCGGTGCAGACCGTGCCGGCCGTCCCCCGCAAGTTTTCGCTTCCCTCGGCTGCCGAGTGGATCGCCGCCGCCCTGGAGGGCGGGCACCGCTGGCACCTGATGAACGACCAGATCAAGGCCGCCGCCCCCGACGTCACCACCACCAGCAATGACGGTGTCCTGCCCGAGCCCATCGTTGGGCCCGTCTACAACCAACTGATTGGCAACAGGCCTTTCATCGACGCTTTTGGCACCAAGGCGATGCCGGGCAGCGGCAAGGTTTTCATTCGGCCGAGCGTTGACGTTCACACCAGCATGGCCGTGCAGGCCTCGGAGAATGGCGCTTTGCAGTCCGGTGAATTCCAAATCAAGGAAAATCAGGTGACGAAGTCCAGTTATGGGGGCTACGTGCGCGTCAGCGAGCAAATCCGGGACTGGTCTGACCCGGACATCATCAGCCTTCTGCTGGACGACATGGCCCGTGTCTACGGTGACACCACCGACAACGTGGCCGCTGACGCGTTCGTGACCGCCGCCACCCAGACCCTGGCATTCCCCGGTGCGTCGACCGACGCCACCAACTGGCTGACCTGGCTGTACGACGCCGCTGAGGACATCCTCACGAACAGCACCGGGCACCTGCCCACGCATCTGTTCCTGGGCACCGGCAACTGGAAGAACCTGGGCAAGTTGGAAGACGACCAGGGCCGGCCCCTGTTCCCGCAGGTCGGACCGATGAACGCCCTGGGCACCACCACGCCCGGCACCGCCAATTTCACGGCCTTCGGTCTGCAGGTTGTCGTGGACCGCAACTTTGACAGCGGCGTGGCCATCCTCGGCGACACCATCGGCTTTGAAATCTTCGAACAGACGAAGGGCTTTTTGTCGGTTGACAACGGTTCGACCCGGTCCCGTGACATCTCGTGGCTCGGCTACCTGTCCACGCTGATGCTGGACGTCGACCGGTACGTCAAGGCCGTTTGATTCACCCCCACCGGAACCCCCACCACCATGGCCACCATCCTGACGATTGCGTGCACTGACGACGTTGTAACGCTGACGCTGGACGACGCCACCGGCCTGGTGGTGGGGGAAACGGTCACAATCTTCGGCACCGGTTACCCCAAACTGGACCACGTCCACACCCTGACCGCTGTCGACCTGGGCACCGACACGGTGCAATACCTGGTCAACAATCAGGACGACATCCCCACCACCAACGTGACGGGCGCCATCCTGTCGGAAATTGTGACGTGGGCCGACGCTGATGACGTCAAAGTGTGGCTAGGCATCGCCGCCGCCACGGCCAACGACACGGCCTTTATTGACTATTGCGTGGAAGCGGCCAACTGCTACGCGTACCGGGTCAGGTACGAAGCCGGCTACAAAGACAGCCCCGTCACCAGCCCGTGCCCCTCGGCCAAATTGGGCACGATCATGATGGCGGGCAGTTTGTACCGCGAGCGTGGCAGCGTGGACAGTTTCGCCAGTTTCGACCAGACCGGAACCGCTGTCCCGTTCGGCACCATGGCCCGCATCAAACAACTGCTAGGGGTAGGCCGCCCCCAGGTCGGTTGACATGGCAGCGACCGGCGTCTTGGCCGAGGCCTACAGCAACGTTGTGACCCGGCTGCAGGCCGCAGGCCTCACCGTCGTTACGGACCCTCGGAACGCGCGCCCAATGTCCGTGTTCGTGGAACTGCCGAGCGCTGACGTGTTCAACAGCAACATTGTGGACGTGACCATTTCCATGCGCATCCTTGCTGCCCCGCCAGGCAACCAAGACAGCGCCGACTATCTGCTAACGACCGCTAACACGATTCACCAGGCCTTGGGTGGCATCACCACGGTTGGCCCGTCCACGGCCCTCATCGGGGACCAGAACGTGCCCGCCTACGACATGACCGCCCGAGTAGCAACCCGCCGCACCTGAAACGGAGACAAACCCAATGACCACCACCGTCCTGAGCAGCCCCTACGTGTCGATTGACGGCACC